GATTCATCTCGTCATCGACGACGGATGACTCGAAAACAAGCGGTCGGGGACAAGGCGGTGGGCTTGAAGGAGCCTCTTCGACGCCCCTCGGCGGCCGTCGGAGGCTCCACAAGGTTGAATCTGATTGAGTAGCTCGCTGAGAATCAGATTCTGTCTGCAGATGATGTGTTTAGGTGACCCCTAGCGGCAGCCCCGCAGGGGGGCCGATAGGTCTTCCCCCCCTCCGTTAGACATAGACCTCATCTGAACACGCCTCCAAACCTTCACCGCATTCGCCGTTCCTCTAAGCCTTGGCCGTTGTGCTGTGTCCAGACCGCCGGGGCTGTCGCCCCTCCAGAAGAAAACTCCAATCCCATTAGCCCTCAGGTGTCAGGTCATCTCATAAGGAGAGGTTGCAATCAAGGAGGGCGTTATGAGTGCTTCAAGTGCTCATCGCTATCAGTTCATCGCCGACCAGTTGGAGGACAGCCTCGACTTCGAGACGATGACGACCACTTCGCCCCTGATGGCCATTGTGCCCCAGGGTGCCGATCGCAAGGAGCGCCTGGCTGCTGCCAAGACGCTCGTCGAGCGGCGTGCGCTGAAGACGTTCGAGGGCGTCGCCGTGCCGAAGGGCACCGCCGTCGAGCCGAGTGCCGGTGACAAGGAAGCCAGTGAGGTCGTCGGCCTCGCAGCGTTCTACACCGTCAAGGGCGAGGTTCACAGCCTCGGCCGTGGCACGTCAGCGCAACTGCGGGAAGTGTTCGAGGCTTGGGTCGCATCCCAGTCCTAGTTCGCTCCCAGATGGGTGGGGGGCCTTCGGGTCCCCTGCCCTTCCCGTCGTGTCAAGCGCACCTCTACGAAAGGATCGTCATGATCGCTCTGCGCATCACCATCGCCAGGCTGATCCCGTTGGGGATCATCTTCGGCCTCATCACCGTGGTCTTGTGAACGTGTGCGAAGCCTGCAACCAGGCTCTCATCGTTCACGCCGAAGACCACGGCACCCTGCGTCGGTTCGGCTGGTGGACGATCGAGATGGTCGACCACATGGTGCCCTACAGATGCACCTACGACTCGACCACGTTTTGCGGCAAGCCGCTCCAAGAGGAGCCGCACCCGGACGTGGCCGACGCCGTGGCCTAAGACGACTGTGGGGGCGGAGCGCCCGGTTCGCTCTGCCCCTCATCGTTGTCCCGAAGTCGAAGCGCCCCAAAGCGGGCGCCGCTGTCTCTCCGCTACCGAGTGCTGACGCACTCGATAGCCAAATGTCTACGGCTTGGTGGCCCGTCCACCGCTGGAGCTGCTTGCAAATCGCATCGAACGAAAGGATCACCATGATCGGTGAGCTACTGCATCAGGCGTTGAACTCCGACGTCGTCGGGCTGATCGTGGCCCTCGGCCTGCTCGGGGCTCTCGCCTACTTCAACCGCTGACTGCTTAAGGGCACGACGGCATTCGATTCCCCTGTGGGGTCGGTGTCTCGTGCCCTTTTGTCGTGTCTTACCCGCCGGTAGGCCCGCCTTCCGCATGAGCCGCTTGCGCAAAGGAAGACTCCATCAAACTCCAATCCCTTTGCCCCCGAACGGAACCGCATCTCATCGGAGAGTCCGATGCGTTGCATCCAGAAAGGAGCAAGGGCCATGCGACGCATGTGCTCACAGCACAGGAAGGAGAACCCGATGGACATCAAGTGTGAGTCGTGTCATCGGAAGATCGATCGGCTCATGTTCAAGATCACGTTCGAGAACGGGACTTGGTTCAACGTCTGTGAGGAATGCGCACCGGTTCCCGACAAGACGAAGTACCAGCTCGAGGTCGTCGACCTAGTCAGGGAACGTGAGCGCTACGAGGAGACGAGATCATGAGTGTCGAGATCGCCAAGATGCCTCATCAGGTGAGGATCAGGAAGGGTCAGGTCTATGAGATCCACTTCGGCCGGGGCGATGCCGTCTTCACCGAGCCGTTCGCCATGCGGGTGGGCGAGCTCCGTCAGATGACGATGTTGACCCGTCTGTCGATGGGCATAGCCAAGACCGAGACCCAGGTCACCGTGAACATGAAGCAGGTCAGCTACGTGTTGCGGAAGAGCCAGAACGTGATCCAGTCCGACGACATCGAATCGGATGAGGACGGCAACGAGGTGCAGGTCTGGGACCTGGCACCGTGGGCCGTCGCCAACAAGTTCCAGTTCCATCAGACCAACCATCGTCATCTCGATCCCGAGTGCGACTGCGGTGTGAAGGTGTGGGACACCGACGATGACGGAGTGCCGGACACCTGGCAGGTGTGGATATGAGCCAGGACCTCAACAGTGTGGTCCTGCAGGGACGGTTGGCCTCTAAGCCTGAGCTGAAGGTGTTCGACTCAGGCCAGAGGCTTCTCCGTCTGCTGGTGACCACCAAGATGGCTGAGCCTCATCGTCGGGTGGATGTCATCCCCGTCTCAGTGTGGGAGTCCGACGTCCGGGTCTTCGAGCCTCTCATCGAGATGGGCAAAGGCGATGAGCTCCAGGTCCACGGCTCGCTGCAGCGCAGGTACTGGGAGGCTCCCGATGGCCGGCGCTCGAGGATAGAAGTCACCGCCCAGTCGTGGTTCAAGCTCGACGATCTAAGCGAGGAGGAATGACCCTGATCTACCACGAGAGCTACGGCGAGGTGACTCGCAAGCAGCTCGCAACGTACCGCAAGCACAACATCAGCCCTTCGGATCACATGTTCTTGGAGGACGCCTTCGGGGATGATCGCAAGAGCATGGTCGAAGAGGTGCTGAGACAGACCAGGAACGGGCAGATGTTCTCGTTCCTGCATATCGGAAAGGATCGTTGATGCCAGCAGAAGTGGAAACAATGGTGTCGGCCCGGCTGACGCCTTGGCACCAGCTCGGTGTCGTCGTCGAGAAGGAGATGACGGCAGCCGAGGCGCTTGTCCTCGGCGGCCTGGATTGGAAGGTCGAGAAGCGAAGCCTGCTCACCGAGACAGACGAGTTCTATATCCCGGTCGAGAGCCACATGGCGATCGTCAGGGACTCGGACATGTCGGTGCTGGGTGTGGTCGGCAAGGACTACGAGCCGATCCAGAACGAGCGGTGGCTGGCCTGGGCAGAGCTGTTGACCGACACCGGCGAGGCGCAGTTCACGACAGCGGGATCGTTGCGCCAGGGCCGAATCGTCTTCGCCTGCTTGGAGGTGAACACCAAGGTCGAGTTGCCCGGGGGCGACAAGATCATGCCTTACCTGGTGGTGGCGTCGAGCCACGACGGGAGCCATGCCTTGAAAGCATTCACGTCTCCGATCAGGGTGGTCTGCAAGAACACGCTGGACATGGCGCTCAATGCCCAGGGGTCGAGCTTCACGATCAAGCACACGCTCAATGCGGACTGGCGCCTGGACACGGCACGTCGGATGCTCGGTCTGGTGATCGGGTACTACGACGAGCTGAGCAAGGAGGCGACAGCCATGATCGAACAGACCGTGGTCGACGCCCAGTTCGATGCTCTCGTTCGTCACGTGCTGCCCATCCGTGAGGATGAGTGGACCCCTCGACAGGTGGACATGGCCAGGCTGCGGCGTGCCCAGGTCCACACGCTGTACAAGGGGGAGACGATCGGTGACTTCCGGGGAACGGCCTGGGGTGCGTTCAACGCAGTCAACGAGTACGAGCTGTGGGAGAGGCGAGTCAAGGGTGATCGGGCGGAGCGTCATGCGCTGCGTGCGTTGAACCACGACTTCCCGCTCTCGCACAAGGCGCACACCTACCTGGTCGGTGCCAATTGACCAGCGAGAAAGCAGATGGGCCCGGTCAGACAACCAGGCCCATCAGCGCAACGTCCCAACAGAAAGGAACAACGGTGACTCTACTGAGCATCGATGACATCCACGTCCACGAGAACGTGCGTGTCAGTGAGGAAGGCATCGAGGCCCTGGCCCGATCGATGAATGCGATCGGCCAGATCAGCCCGGTGACGGTGATCCGCAACGACGTTGGCTACCACCTGGTGACCGGGCATCGCCGGCTGGCTGCGGCCAAGAGCCTCGGATGGACTGAGATCGAGGCGTTCGAGAACCCGGAGACGGATCAGCTGTTGGCTCAGCAGATGGCTGAGAACATGGCCCGGCTCGACCTCACCGCATGGGAGACGGCACAAGGCGTGCTGGCTCTGAAGGATGAGGCCGGGATGAACCAGGCCGACATCTCGGCTGCGTTGGGGATCAGCAAGGATCAGGTGTCGGTCTATCAGAAGATCGCCAAGGGCGCCAAGGGCCTCGATCCGGTGAGCCTCAACCAGATGGAGCTCGAAGAGCTGGAGGTGTTCGAGCACTTCCATGACGCACCCGATGAGATCCGCAAAGACGTCGTCGAGGCGTTCGAGTCCGACGAGGACTCGTACTGGAAGGTGAACAGCTACATCGACGAGGTCAAGAAGTGGCGCTGGTCCCAGCTGAAGGAGAACAAGCCACTCGTCGAGGCGATGGAGGCAATCGGCGCCATTCCGATGAACCGTGAGGACCGTCAGATGTCGAAGCATCTCGACGGCAAGGAGATCCTCGAGCATCGAGGCCAGCCCTGCCACGGCTACATGATCCAGCGGTCATGGAATCGGGATGAGGCCTATTCGATCACCGAGTACTGCATGGATCCTCAGTCTCACATCGAGGACGAGGACAAGCCCGAGCTCGTCAAGATGAGCAAGGACGCTGCGACCAAGCAGATCGGTGGCACCAACCAGCAACGGGCAGCGGAGAAGAAGCGCAAGGATGACAAGGCCAGACGCAAAGAGCTGGTCGTCGCCTTCGCTCGGGACCCCAAGATCAAGCCTCTCACCGAGATGCTGTACACGGTGATCTTGAACATCCAGGCTCCGTACCGATGGAACGAGTTGGGCAAGGCCTATGGCTTGACCAAGGACAAGGACACGTTCCATTACGACTGGAACGAGCAGTACCTGGGTGCCTTCGCTGCCAAGGAGAAGCTGGTTCAGCAGCTCATCCTGGCGGTCGGCTCCGTCTACATCAGCATGGACAGCACCTATCGGGCGACCGAGAACGAGGCGCTGATCACGCTCGATCGACTGTTCGGGTTCACTGTTCCCGATGAGGCCACGGATGCCAATTGAGAAGGGCGCTCGGGTCAAGCTGATCTCAATGCCCAACGATCCAGACCCGGTTCCCCCGGGCACGTTGGGCACCGTGACCTCGTCGAGAGTGATCGAGGGGTTGACCCCCCGGCCATACCTGCAGTTGGGTGTGACTTGGGACAACGGGCGCAGCCTCGGGTTGGTGCTGCCACCTGATGCTGTCGAGCTGATACCCGAACAGGTCAAGTGTGACTTCTGTTCGAGTGTCCCTGTGGCCTGGGCATTCCCGGCCAAGGACTTCACGTTGATTCCCGAGTTCGCTTGGGGATCGACGGGAGGCTGGGCAGCATGTCGGGTGTGCGCTGAGCTGATCGATGCGGACCAGTACGCAGAGCTGACGGCTCGAGCGTTGGACTTGCTGCCGTTGAACGGAGGGGAGATCCCCGAGTTCAACAAGGCCCTCGCCAAGTTGCACCTCGACTTCCGAGAGTCGAGGACAGGACCGAAGGAGGAGTTCAGTGGCTGAGCATGTCTGCAACTACGCATCCCGGTACCGCCAGCGGCTGTGCCAACGGATCGTGCGAGACGGGCATCGCTACTGCTGGCAGCACCGTGGCTGACGACCAGGTCCTGATCGACACTGAGATGCTGACCGTCGAGGTGATCCAGCACCTCGAAGCCAAGTACGGGAAGGCTCCGGTGCCTAACCCGTGGCTGCATGAGATGGTCAGGTTCATCGTCGACGGGACTCTCGAAGTGCTCATCGACAAGTACGACGTCGGCGAAAAGATCGGCTGAAGAGGGGGAGGGTGAGCCTCGGCGCTCACCCCTCTCCCGCTAGAATCTGGAGCGCAACGTCCGCAATTGAAAGGAGATCCTTTGAGTGTCACTCAGACGCTTGAGATCCACCCGTCCGATGTGAATGCAGCCCTGCTTTGTCCGGTCCGGTTGATCCCTGACGTCGGTGCTTTCGAGACACCGAGCTATGACCTGGTGCGGGGCACCGTCACTCATGGCCTGATCAGCTTCAACCTGATGGGTGTCGAAACCGATGCGATGACCCTGGCTGAAGCCGAGCTCGCCACCATGAACATCGAGCCCGGGGAGTTCGAGTTCGCCACCAAGCTGAAGGTGCTGGCTGCAGAGGCGGCATTCGCATCGGCTTGTTGGCAGGCCCAGGTGAAACCTCAGCTGGCCCTCGGTGACGAGATGATCGTCGAGGTCGAGCACCGGGACATCATCGGCACCCGGCATCTCAACGGTATCGAGTATCAGGTGGAGCTGGTCGGCACGCCTGACCTGATCGACGAGATCGGTGCAGTCCACGACTGGAAGACAGCGAGGAGGGCATGGGAGCTGAACAAGGTTCCCGGCCAGCAGCAGCCACCGTTGTACACGCACCTTGCCCACCATGCTCCGGCGCCCTTCGTCTTTTGGGTCTTCGACTTCTCGAAGGGGGTGTGGGACATGATGGAGCCGGTCGTGCCCACGTTCGCTCAGATGAGCGCATCCCTCGACATGGCCGTGGACATTGCAATCGCTCGAGAGTTGGAGTGCCTGGTGGCTAACCCGGGGCAGCCGCCGGCGTACAAGACGCAGACAAGAAACTGGTGGTGCTCCCCCAAGTACTGCCACCGATGGAACCAATGCTCTCACAAGCATCTGGTCAATGACGGCGGTGCCGATGTCATCGCAGATTGGAGGATCGATTGGCAACAGTAGAACTGGAGGTCAGCTTCGGAGCGACCAAGGGGCTACCCAACTACTCGTCGGAGCGGGCCGACGAGAGGATCAGGATCACGCATGAGGTGACGGGTGACACCCTCCCCGATTGGCTCAACGACATCACGGCATTGGAACAACTGATCCACAACCACGTCGTGTTCGCTGTCGCTGATGCCCTGGGGTTGGAAGCTGGATTGAGCGAGGGTGGTGTCGCATCATTGCTCTGGCAAGAGTCAGCGCCACCGCCACAGCAGCTTGCACCCCAGGCCCAGGCTCCTGCCCCCCAGCAGGCAGCCCAGGCCCCGCAGGGTGGAGCTCCGAGGACACCCCCGAAGGTGAGCCGGGAAGCGTATGCGGCGCTGCCCAGGTATGCGATGGACTTTGGCGACGGCATGAAGATGTACGTCGACCAGCGCAGCCTGAAGGCAAGCGGCGTGTACTCGGCCAAGGCACCCGACTTCAAGGTCGATGTGTCCAACGGCGAGGGCAAGTGGATCCACGATCAGAACGGGAACCTGGTCGCCGAGACACAGCGTGCGATGACTGCCAGCAATGTCCCCGGGTGAGGCGAGCTACCACCTGCTCAGTGATCAGGTCAAGAGGACGTATGAGTTCCATGCCGACCCGTCGAAACGGATCGGTACGGGATGGGAGTCGATCGATCCTCTGATCCTCGGTGGGATCGCACCCGGGGAAGTGTTCTACATCCTCGGGCGATCCCACACCGGCAAGTCGATGTTCCTGTTGAACGTCATCAGGAACAACCAGGCCTCGCCGTCGATCCTGTTCACGATCGAGATGCCCGAGCATCAAGCGATCACCAGGCTGACAGCGATGGTCATGGCCCAAGACCACGACCTGATCCAACGTCAGATGCGCAACAACCACCTGGCCTGGGAAGCCAACCCGCTGTTGAACTACGACACGTTCATCGTCGACGACTCCGTCTCGTTCGCCGCCATGACTGAGGTGATCGAGAAGATCAAGCACGACTACTTCGAGGAGCTGTGGCCACGCTTCGTGTGCCTCGATTACTTGGAGCTGGTGCGCACCGACGGCAGCAGGAAGGAAGGCTACGAGCGGGCAGAGGTGCTGGCCCGGGATCTCAAAGCCTGGTCGAAGGCGATGCAGTTGCCGGTGTTCGTGGTCCATCAGTCGAACATGACCCGTAAGCGGTGGGAGTCAGTCGACGAGAACAGCGCCCGGGGTGCTGGTTACACCGAGGCCGACGTCGTCATGGGTGTCTGGCACCCGGCGTCGGACCCGAAGGTGAACCACGACCGGGACACCTGGCAGACGTTCAAGGCTCAGGTCATCAAGAACCGGATCAGCGGTGCGCTCAGTGAGCAGTTGACCTTCAAGCTCAACACGTCGCTGACTCTCGACGATCCGGTGACCCTCGATCGAATGACGATGGGATTGGTATGAGTCAGAACCCCTACGACGTCAAGGTCCGGCGATGGAGCCCATCGGGTTCGATCGTCGAAGCCTTGACCGCAGTACAAGAGGAGGTGGCACAGAAGCTGAAGACGGTCAACCCGCCACTCGAGATCCGGGTGGAAGCGATGGAGACCTTCTTCGTGGAAGCCGGGGCGATAGCCATGATGACGGCCATCTCGCATGGCCATGACGTCGAGCGAAGCATCGACACAGTTCGCACGGCGACCGAGTTCTTGCGACTCGATCACCTGCATGAAGCAATCGAGCTCTACGAGCTACAACAGAAAGGATGAATCAGATGCTGATTCAGATGACAGGGACCGTGACCTCGATCACGGCGAAGACCCATTGGAGTACCCGCCAGTTGGAGGGGTACGACATTCGGGTGGCGGTGGAGTTCCCCGACCCCAACGATGAGAGCAAGGTGGATCGCCGGGACGTGACGTTCCCCCTGCCGGTGACGATCGCTCCCCCGTTGGCCGGCAGCCTGATCACCGTCCAGATCTTCCAAGTCGACAAGGACATCGAGGTACCTGACGACGAGGACGACGACGACGGCCTCAACCCACTGACAGGAGAATGACGATGGTCAAGCAGCTCACCGCCAGCACGGTGTACGCCCGGTTCCAAGAGATCCTCGCCGAGATGTACGGCATGAGCTACGAGGACCTGTTGGCCGACAGCAAGGACCTGAGCCTGGCCACCATCGATGCCTCGTTCCGAGACAAGATCGTGGCTGATGCGATGAGGCGTCGCAACGCATGACCAGGCAGGTGACGAGGGGGGGCAACCCCTCTCGCATCACCGAGGCGGAACTTCAGCAGGCGGTCGTCACTCTCGGCCGCCTGCTTGGGTTCAAGCTGATCTACCACACCCATGACAGCCGGCATTCAGCTGAGGGATTCCCCGACCTGGTGATGGTGTCTGCCCGGCACAAGCGAGTGCTGTTCGTCGAGCTAAAGAGTGAGAAGGGCCAGCTCAGTGAGCATCAGACCATCTGGTTCGCCGAGCTCCTTGCTGCCGAGGCTGAGGTCTACGTGTGGAGGCCGAAGGACTGGCAGAACGGAACGATCGAGCACATCTTGAAAGGAGGACACATTGACTCGTAACCCTGAAGTCAGTCAGCTCGATTTCGGTGTGCCTCGAGACTTCGCCGGTCGAGGGGTCATCAGGTGCAAGGCATGTGGCCGGGCCTACCGGGACCACAACATGATGGAGCGTTGTCGGGATACGAAGGGTGCCTTCGACAACCAGCTCCTAGGTGAGCGTCACGCCATTCGCAAGGGCGTGACGTTCCTACCCCGTAACACAGGCATCCCTCACGGAAAGGTACATCTGCCATGACTGACGAAGTGATGGACGAGGGCAACGTCAAGCTGGTGCGAGGGGAGGCCCTGGCTGTGCTCGCCGCACCGCAACGGTCGACTGCGCAGCAGCGGGTCGACGACATCCTCGACGACGTAGAGGCCCACCTACGGGCCTCTCGTGACAATCTGACGTATGCGATCGAGAACATGTCGATCCTGATGGTGCCCCAGCACCGGAATGTGGAGACCCTGATCGGTCAGCTGATCGAGCAAGTGATCGAGCACAAGCGGGTTCGACAGTGAGCTGGCTCCGGTATGCGGTCGTCGTCATGACCGGCGCCTGCGTCGGTGTCACCGTGTGGGAAGTGGCCTTCGGCACTCCGCCCCGATGGGGACTTGTGTTCTTCGGACTCGGCGTTGCCTTCTTCGGGGTGTTCGTGGCCGCTGTGGTGTGGGAGGACAGGCGAGATTGATGAAGGTCACCATGGTTGGTGGTCCATTCGATGGGCAGACATGGGAGATCGTTGGTGGACGATCTCTCGTGCTGCCGATGATGGAGCATCTGATGGGCCCGGTGACCAAGGTCGAGATGCCGATACGCAAGACCCAGGACGGGTTCCGGGTCTACTGGACAGAAAGGATCGAAGGATGAGAGGACACACACTGACGGAGACGATCACCCTTGTCTCGGAGACTTGCTATTCGTGCGGAGTCACCTTCGCCATGGCCGAGGAGTTCAAGAAGCAACGGCTTCGGGATCACAAGGACTTCTACTGCCCAGCGGGTCATCCCCAGCACTATGTCGGGGAGACAGATGCCGACAAGCTCCGGCGTGCCGAGCAAAGGAACCGAGCGCTGAAAGACCAACTCGATGCGGCCGAGGCATCGAGGGCTGCGTACAAGGGGCAGGCCACCAAGTACCGGAACCAGGTGGCACGTGCCGAGAACGGGGTGTGCCCCCATTGCAACCGATCCTTCGTCGATCTCCGGCGTCACATGGGATCGAAGCACCCGGGGGTAGGCGATGTCTGACCTTTCTCCCGATGCCGTCCGAGAGGACTTGAAGAGCATCGGCCCGCTGATCGCTGGTGGCTATGGCATGGTCATCACTGAGGACAGCCCTGTCGTTAAGGCTGCCCGTTTGTGGCTTGCTTCTCGGTCTGGCCCGTCCGACAAGGAGGTCGAAAGAGCAGCCGAGGTCATTTACCAGGGCACCTACCAAGGCCACCGAGATCGGCAGGCGCTCTTGGACCATGTTCGTGCTGCTTTGGTTGCTGCCCGTCAGGGGGTGGACGATGCCTGACCGGACGGGCTACGAGCCACGGATCGTGGCTCATGCCCTCGCCAAGAAAGAAGGCGGCAGATGCGATCACTGTCGCCAGGTGGTATCGAGGGGTGCCCCGGTGGTCAAGGTCATCGAGTCGTGCTGTCAGCGACACGAGGCTCGGCCCTCGAGGAAGAGCGGGGGCAAGGGGAATTGGGTCTGCGAAGATTGCGTCGATGCCATCGAAGCCGTACCCATCGGAACCCTGCCCGACGTACCATTTGCATGACGACGACACCTGGAATTGGGGCATAGCCTGTGATGGCTGTGCCCCAGTTTTTTTGGTGTCTCTCACGCCTGAGCAGGAGCGCATGAAGTCCGTCAGGTGGAACACCAAGCAGCTCGGTGACAAGCACAGGACGGTGCGAGCCGAGGTGCAGGAGCATTACGACCGTGCCCGGGCCGATGGCCGGGACATCACCCGGGTCTAAGGCTGGGGACCGATCGGCTGGTAAGCCTCGGACAGCGACCCTCTCAGCTGCAGTCGGGCGGCCGCCACGTACCTTTGCAGTTCCTTGTACGTCCAGAAGGCGTCTTCAGGTGACTGCCAGTTGAGGCCGAAGCCACGACCCAGCCGTTGGCCGGCAACCCTCCACATGGTGTCGAAGCTCCCCGGCCCCATGAACTCTTCGGGCAGCAGGCCCTGGTTCCCTGCCGAATAGGGGCTGTTGGATCGCATCCCCATCAGCTCGGTGTACTCAGTCATGAACGGGAGCCCGGTGCCCAAGGCGCTGCCAACCCACGGTGACACCTGGACGTCACCCTGGGGGGTGGTCGGCATGAAGGTCGAGAACAAGGCATTGAACCCAGGCGGTGCGTTCTCAGTCCGGTAGGCATCCCCGGCACTCCCCGCCAGGTCGGTCAGCGTGGACAGCGGAGGCACCAGCGAGCCGGTCACCCAGGCCGCCCAGTTCGCCGGGCTGAAGGCACCCTCAGTGAGCGGGGTGCCGACGCCGGCGATGTCCATGCCGAAGGTCCCGCTGAACAGGGGGGTGTCCAGCAGGTCGGCGAAGGGGAGAGCGGGTTCCCAGGTGAGCTGTACCCAGTCGCCAGCCTCGTTCTCCCTCTTGAAAGGAAGCACCCAGCGAAGGCCCGAGGTCAGGTGCTGAGCCTCAGCTATTTGCACCAGGTTCCCGTCCTCATCTGTCTCCCACTCGAACTGCTCGTTCCAGTTCTCCCGGGCGTGGTTGTACATGATGATGTTCTTCGGGTTCTCCAAGAGCATCCGCATCTGCAGCGGCAGGTTCCTCGAAGTCCACACCCAGAAGGGGACGAACCTCTTGATCCACTGGTCGAACTTGGAGAGATCGGTGTAGTCGAAGTGGACGAGGTTCACCATGATGTCGGCCATCATCGAGCTCGTGTACGGATTGACCGGGTCGTAGTACTTCTCGAAAGCGGCGATCCGGAGGATGCCCTCGATGAACTCCATCGCCTGCCCGCCGTGGTCGTAGCCGATGAAGCTGCTCGAGCTGAAAGGGTTCATCTTCTTGGCGAGTGACGCCTGAGTGTTGGTGGCTGAGATCGTCGACGAGAAAGCGGTGTCCATGATCCCCGTCTGGATCGCTGCCCGGAACAGGTCTTTGTTCTCGATCCCGTCCAGCAGCATCTCGTCGATGACCCGCTGTTCCTCGACGGTGTAGGCCACCTGATGAGCTAGGCGTCTCCGGTTGCGGATGAACCGCCAGACGTCAGGCATCAGCTTGGCTGACCGGATCGGGCTGACCCCGATCAGGAGGTTGTTCCACATGCCGCCGATGAGGTTGCGCATGTGGAAGGTTGGCCGGCCCACTGTCGCTGCCTTCTGCCACCAGTTGCGAATGCCGTTGGCTGTGGCCATCAGCTCCATCGAATTCTGCACGTCGGAGGCAGCGAGCATCCGCATGACCGCCCGGTTGAGCTCCATGCCCACCGCCGGCTGCAGCAGGTACCCGTTGTAGATCTCACCGAGGCCGTACTTCGACGCCTCGGCCATGCCCGGAGTCAGCAGCTCCTTCTCTTCGGGGCGCACCCTCATCGTCTCGACGATCTGATGGAGAGGGGACATGTCATCGACGATCCCCAGGTTGCCGACCCTGGCCTCGAACAGCCGGGACAGGGTCGGGTTGGTGTCCAGCTGACGCATGGCATCGAGGATGCGTTCCACGAGAGCCGAGTCGTCGAGGTCTTTGGCATCCCGGCGCATGTCGGCGCTGAACCCAGGCTTCGACGACGAGCTCCATGCCCGCTTCTGATCGATCGCCGCCTTCAGGTACCCGTTCTCATCGAGAGTCGGGAATCGGGATGCGAACTCTCCGATGTCCCACAGCACCCGGTTGGCGAAGAACGACAGCTTGTCATCGGCCTCGAACAGCTGATGCCACCTGACCGGGTCGAGCTTGCCCTTCTCCAGCTCGGCCCGGATCATCTCGACGATGGACTTCTCGACCTTGCCCTGGACGTGAGACTGACGGTGGAACAGCTCCAGCCACCCGTCGATGCCGTGGTTCTTCACGACTGACGGCGAGACCAGGGCCGACTCGTACATGAACCGGATGTTGGCTGAGCGCTGCGGGCTCATCTTCGCCAGCATCCGCTCGAAGGCCCGATGGTTCTTGCCCTCCCCGAACGGTGCGTTCTTGCTGATGCCCATGAAGTTGCGGAGGTACCGCCTGTCCCCGGTGCGAATCGTGTTCCAGATGTAATTGACGATCTTGGTCATTACCTGATAGTCGAACTCCAACTGCTCCAGCTCCCGCTCCGCATCGACAGCAGCCTTGGCATCCTCGACCGACTCCTCGAGACGAGCCGCCTTGCGAGCATCGTTGTCAGCGACGACCGACCGGGCGATGTCCAACCGCTCCCGGGCTTCCCTCAGATCGTCGGCGAGACCCCTCGGCACATCGAGGCCCTTCAGGAACACTTCGTCCGGGGGCATGTCGATCAGCTCTTCGACCATCTCAGACAGAGCAGGCTCCCGATCGGAGGTGATCCCCCTCGCAGCGTTGGCGCTCTTGGTGTCCAGGTGGATCTTGGCGTCAGCGATGAACGAGCCGGGGCGTTCCACCCGGTAGCTGACCAGCCCGTCGTCGGTGACGTGGCGCACCACCATCACGTTCGGGTCAGACATCCTGGCCAGGGCAGACAGCATGGCCGTGTCGAAGTCCTCTCCGGCCCGGCCCAGCATCATGCGAAGGAGATCCCCGACGTCCTCGTTGATAAAGCCGCCCATCGAAGCCGAGCTTTGTTCGATCGCTCTCATCACGTCGTGGGCTACCCGCTCCATCCGCTCGTTCGTGGTGCGCACCCCGGCTCCCGGGTCGAAGAGGGACTGCACCCAACGGTCGTTCTCGGTGAGCTGGCGGAGGATCCGATTGAAGAAGTTCCGGTACGCCTGGTCTTGGGCCATCTCCCCGGTGACGGCGAGCATGTCGTACATCTGAGTCTGCGAGTCGATGTCGATGAGGCCGGCACCCTTGTTCACCTTCGATGCCAGCTCGTCGAGCATGGCCCGCTGGGTGGTCGAGATGTCGATGATGTCCGAGGTGGGACGGACGATCACCCCATCAGCGATCAGGTCGACGGCTTCGGCCAAGACCTTGGCGTTGGACATGCCCCTGGTGCTGCCGGCGTAGACCCCGATCAGCTTGTCTGACAGCTCGCTGATCAGCTCTTCCCGCCAGGCAGGGCCCATGTCCGGGTCTTCCAACATGTCCCACAGCGTGTTGAAGAATCGCTCCGTGGCTTCGACCTCGGAGCTGACCAGCTCATAGCGAACCGGCTCCCACTCGAAGCTGACGTTGCCCGCCTCGTCGATGACTTCGACCTTGCGTTTCAGCCAAGGATGCTCCCCGGTGTCGAAGCCTCGATGCCTGAAGTTCAGGTAGCGGCTGTCCTTGGGGTTCCCGATGAAGGCGTTGCCGAACTTGCCTCGCTCGTTCTTGAAGTCACGACCCACGTACCGGGTGTTGGGGCTCCGCTCGAAAGCCGATGACATCTTCGGGTCGAGGTTCATCCAGAACGTCTGCCCGAAGTCGATCTCCTCCTCGGTCGAGAGGATGGTGGCCAGCAGCTTCTGACGAGTAGCCAAGTCGTTGCCGGTGGACTCCATGACCTCGTTGCCCATCACCCAGGTCGCCCACTTGTCGTCTGCCTCGTCGAGCTTCCGGCGCAGCTTGGTCAGATAGGAGTCACCGAGGAGGCCTGTCGCCTCGTCGGTGACCGGGATCGCCTCCTTGCGGAAGGTGAAGCCCAAGCCGAGGGCACGCTGCAGGTGGACGTTGTTGAGCTCGGCGTAGTCCCTGAGATCCTTGAACCGGCGCCATGCTCTCGCCGCTTCAGAGAGATCGATGCCGGCGTAGGCAGCGACCCGCTCACCCTCGTACCGCTCGACCAGCCCGAACAGGACGTTGCCCTGGTTGATGAAGTCCTGCACATTGGATTCGAGGGCAGCATCGACCAAATGGAAAGCATTGAACTGCTGGGTAGACAGCTCCTTTCGCAGAGCCGCTTGCCGATCGACAAAGAACGTCATGTCCCCCGGGTACCGGCTTTGGGGAATCCCCCCGGTCAGCTGCTGGCGGGCAACTCCGTCGTCCTGCAGGTATTTCCCCATGGCCTCAGACTCTTTGCGGATCGCCTCGACCTCGAGCTCGGCGGCACGCTTGGGATCGTTGGGGTGCAACCCGATCCTCTGCATCCCGCCTTCCTCGTCGACGTACATCTCGTCGAGGCCGTATGCCTCCTTGCCGGGTGGGACCCGCTGCTCACCAAGGACACCCTGCACGGTGACGATGGGATCGCCCTCTTCCATCTCGGGTATCCCCAAGACGTTGGTGATCTTGCGCTGATCGGACATCGACTTGTACGAGGTGCGGTACAGCCGGCGCTGGGCGACACCCTCCATGGCGTTGACGTCGACGTAGGCCCTGCCTGCGATGGTGTCGAGGAAGGTGCGTTCCTCGGGTGCGACGAACGACCCGTACATCGGGTCTTCCATGACGCCCCGGTGGGGCCGCTCCCGAGTCAGCTCGGTGTCGACGTCTTCGAGCCATTCGCTGATCTCAGATACCTCGTCTTCGGAGCCGAACAGCGACTCACGCACATCGGCCTCGAGGACGTCGATGTCATCCTCGTTGGGCATCCGGCCACGACCGTCACGCCCGATCGGGTTCCGCCCGTTGAAGCCTTCGACATGCTCGGTGAACCGATCGGCCACCGCATACACCTCAGTCTCAGAGAAGGTTTCCAGCCTGCCTCCCGGCCGTGTCCAAACGGCCGGAAGCAACTCTTCCTCCACCGGAGCGTTCGGGTTCCTGAAAGCGTTGACCTGGAATCGGTTCCAAAGCTCGGCGTAGTCGGCAGGGATGTTCCCTGCCTCCGCCTCTCGGATGAAGTTGTTGGCCACGTCGGTCGCCGTGTCACCAAAGGCCGACTGCATGTTGGCGATCTGAGTCTCGGTGCCCTCAGCTCCGGTCATCAGCCGGTACTCGATCGACTTGACCTCGTGGCCGAAGTCGGCGACGTTGATCGGATCAGGCCCGCTGAGCCGGCCGTCGATGATCGCCTTCGACCCGGGGTAGGACTGCTCGAACCAATCCCAGAACGGGCTGTCCTCACTGAGTGTCGGTGAGCCCTCGTCCCGGTACCGGTTGATCACCTCGGAGAACTCGGTCCACATCTCGTCCTGCTGGGAACCCAAGTCGACGAGGTTGGTGCCGTTGGCCAGGTCAACTGCAGCCTGGTCTGGCGCCTCGAGGACGCTCAGGCTCCCCAGCCGCTGCTCAGGGACACGGTCACTCCACGCCTTCAGGTCGAGGCCCGTCCCCTCCCAGCCGGCAGCCTGGAGCCGCTGCAGCTTCTCATAGCTGGTGAGAGGCCGGTAGGCGTCTTCGAGGACACCGGGGCTGACCGCTCCCTCGAGGGCCCGCTGCATCGTCTGGCTGTTGGTGAACTCCCGGTTGCCGGCCACGTTCAAGACTTCGACACCATGAGCGAGCACGAACTTGTGCAGGTCCTCCGGTGACGGGTTGACGATGTAAGGCTTGCCCTCCTGCTTGGCGTACTTCTTGGTGAGCTTGGTGCCCGGGCTGTTCTCGTTCCCGGCGAAGATCACCGTGGCATCAGAGTCCTTGACGTTTTGCAGGGTGCGGGCCTGGTAGTTCCGGGCGCTGCTCCGAGACAAGCCGAAGTCGGCGAGGGTCGGGTCGGCAGCGTCCACCCAGGCGTCACCCTCCCGCTTCGACACACGCCACCCAGCTGGTGCGGTGCCACCCGTCTCCAAGCCGAGCTTCGACCCGATCTCCAAACCGAGGCGGTCGGCCCCCACCTGGCCGCCGCTGATGATCTTGCGGAGAGGGGAAGGTGTCCCATCGTCGATGATCTTCGCTTTCGAGATCTCGCCGGGAGTCCGCAGTTGCCGGGTCGTCGCCGGGTTCTGTCTCCACAGTTCCTCAGCGAGCTTGGCTAGAGAGTCGGCATGGCACGGCTTGTGCCCTTCGGGGCCCGGGCACAACAGACGCTTGCCTTTGAGATCTCGCACGTCGTCGGCGAAGTTCGGATCTCTCTTGGCCAGACGTCTGATGTAGACGTCGTAGAGGGCAACAGCTTCCTCTCGAGTGAGCCGGTCGGTGGCGTCAGCCAGGTCATCGGCATCGGTGAACACCGGTGCTGGCGTAGTGGTCTCCCGATCGGGAAGGCCACTACCAAGCTCGCTGATTCGCTGCTGGAACTTGTCCTCGTCGACACCAAGGGTGGCCCGGATCTCCTCATCGCTCATGTCGCCGACACGCAGGCCCGTTGGCCGTTTCGACTTGGGATCACCCTCGCTCCACGGGTTACCGAAGTCCTTCTTCGATCGTTCACCGACCACTCCGCTCGAGCTGGTGCGGCCGACGTTGACACCGCCCTTGCGTCCATAGCCAGTCGACGTCTTCGGCAGCTTCGACACCGGGATCACGTCAGGGAACATCCGGGCGTAGGCCTGCTCGACGATGACCTGAGCCTCCGGGCTGAGCTCGTAGGCGTACTCGTAGGCCTTGACCCCCGGGAACTCCGCATCGAGGTCGATGCCGGCGTTGCGGAGGGCGGCGTACATCTGGTGAGGGTCAGCCGTCAGAGGGATGCCTTCCCGCTGGGCGATCTCCACCATCTGGTCGACGAACTCGGGGAAGAAGTTGAGGTTGGTGGGTGGACGATCACCAATGGAGGTGAGCGGGAACGCCACTGTTGTTGTTGGGAGGTACGGGTTCGACGCAGGGGCACCAGCGGCGCTCAGAGCCTGGAACAACTGTCTCGGGTTGGTCGGGTCTGCCAGGTGCAACGAGTCGAGCCGCTGCTCGATGCGACGAAGCTGGCCGGCGACCTCCGCTGGTGTCACCCTCTCGTCGACGAAGTCACTGTTGTCGAGTAGCCCCTGCAGTCTCAGCTGCTCGCCTTCGAGCTCTGCAGTCAGGTCAGAGAAGATCCGTTCGTTGCGAGCATGAGTGTCAGGGCTGAACGATTCGGTGCGCACGGTGATCGGCTGATCCCACCCGGTGAAATGCGAAGGGTTGGCCCGGTCGTACTCGGACATCTGCAGGATGTTGGGGAAGGGCCCCGATCGACGGACGATGACCCCGTCCTCGGTGAACGTCTCGATGAAGGCTGACAGCGGGTAGTCCCGGCGCAGCGCCTCAGAGATGGTCATGATGTGCTCGGGCATCGAATCGGTGCCACCGGCGTACCGGAACTCCTGCGTCCGGTAGATCGACTCCGCTTCCTCTTTGATCCAGTTGTCGTAGAACTCTTCGACCTTGACCAGCGGTGATGTCCGCTCGGCGAGCTTGCCCTTGTACCGCTCGACGACGTTCATCATCGAGGTGTTCCCGGCGCTGATCGGCTCGTAGCCGTCTGACGTCATCCCGGCGATGCGAACGTTGGTCAGCTCCCCGCCTTCAGCGACGTCAGCGTTGAGCCGGTGCCAGATCTTGGTCAGCTCCCGTTGCATGTTGGTCTTGGTGCGAGACAGCCCGTAGTTCCCGAAGACGTAGAGGGGCATGTCGCTGCCCCGGTCCATCCGGTAGAGGCCAGGAGCGACTTCGAGGAAGCTCTGCTGATAGAACTGCTCGACGGTCCCATACCTGGGGTTCCAGCCGAGAGCCGTGGCCAGGCTCTCGTCCAAGACCCCGTTGACGCTGGGCCATACCCGGTTCGACTTGGAAGGCCCGGTGCCCCAGGAGACCCCTCCGAAGCCAGGCCAGTACTCGACCCACAGGTCGGCGCTGTTCCGCTCGGGCACGATCCACCCGATCGGAAGTTCCTCACCGGCCGGTTCGACAAAGCTAACGGGGATCTCGTCGAGCCCTTCGGCGATTCGACGCTCCTCGAGTACTTCACCGACGAGACGCTGACGGGTCTTCTCGTCGATCGCCTCGTCGTCCATCTGCCGGTAGAGGTCGGTGATCCTCGCCTGGGCTGCCTTCTTCGCATCGTCGATGATCCGGGTCACCTCTTCAGGGTCGGTGAAGGAGCGACTTGCGACCGTGTCCGGCACGACGTGGTCACGCACCGTCTGGTTGGCCTGGCGGCGCTGCATCTCCAGGTTCTTGGTGCGGGCGGCGTAGTCCTCGATGACCCGCTGCTGCTGATCGGCGAGCGATGAGCTGAGGTCGTCCCACTCTCGGAGGGCAGCTTGAAGCTCGTCGTCGATCTGACGGTCGATCTGAGCCAGGTCGTTGATCTTGGCACCGTTGGCGATCAGAGCTTCGTTGGCTGCCTTCTTGTTCCGGTTGACCACCCTGGTCAGGTTCGACTTCACCTTGGTCAGTTCGGCATCGAAGCCTGCCTGCAGCTCGGTGCGAAGGACCTCGGCGATCTTGTCGGCGTCGAGCTCGGAGTAGTCGTACTTGGCCAGGAGGGTGTTGACCATCTCCCGGTAGGCCGCTGGCTCGTACATCTGTTGCACGTAGCGCAGGAGCCGGCCCATCTGATCTTGAAACTGTGGATCCACGTAAGCGGACCGGGGCACCTTGATCGAGGCGTTGCCCATCTCGATGGTCACCGACTTGACCACGCCCCCTTTGAGGAGGTGACGCACCGTTTCTTCGGGCACGTAGTCATCGCTGTTGAGGAACCGGTAGAGACGCTGGACGATGTCTGCGGCATCGACCAGCTCCCCTGAGCTGGCGAGACGACGCATGTACACGTAGCTGTTCATCACCTTGATCATGCGATCGGACAGGTAGCCGGCTTGGAGAAGGTAGGACTGCTGCAGTCGTTCCAGCGCTGCCTCGGCGGTGGACTGCTGCCAGTGTTTGGAGACTCGGGAAGGGTCGAGGTCGAAGACCGTATCGACCCCCTTGAAAGAGGGTGATCCGCCCATCAGCTTGTTGACGAGAGCGACGTACTTGCGATCGAGCTCGGTCGGATCGAAGAACTCGGCTGACGAAAGGAGCTGACCGTCCTTCTCGAACATGATCGCCCCGACACCGAGACGACGCATCTTCATGACGTCGGCAGCACCGACAGCATCGACCGGGCCCCGTCCGGTAGCTCGGGCGAATGACCCCATCAGCTGGAGGAACCCGGCCATCTCGTCGACGTCGAGCTCGATCCCGACCCGCTGGCCGATTTGCCTGGCGTACTCGGTCAGCATCTCGGATTCGGTGATCGTTTCCTCAGCGGCCTCTGCTTCCTGCAGGGCGGCTCGACGGAATCTCAGCCACTCGTCGGCGATGCTGTTGAACTCGTCACCCAGCTCGTGCCCGTAGTTCTGTAGCTCAGGTGACAACCTCAGCGGAAGGTACGGACGATCCGGGTTGGCCCGGCGCAGCTTGTAGAACTCGGCGTCGAACCGCTCGTACCGCATGGCGGTGGCCGTCGAATGGGCGACCAGCTTCTCTTTCAACCCGTTGAGAGCTTCGACCTGTTCGGCAGTCGCATTGGGCACGGCGCTCTGATCGATGTCCTGGCCGGTGCTGACCGCATAGTTCAGCACCCGGTGGATCTCAGCCTTCTCGACTGCGTCGTCGGTGATCTCCTTGACGAGCCTGTCCTGGGTGCGAACCAGCGCATCGACGGCGACATAGGTGTTGAGGTCACCGAGCCCGGCCTTGGCGAGACGGGCCGAGTTGACGGCTTCCCGCATCCCGATGTACCGGACCGCCAGGTTGCTCGAATAGGCGTCCTGTTCCATCAGGGTGTTGACGAACCGGTTCCGTTCCGTCGCCTTCTTCCGCATGTGACGCCAGCCCTGTCGCATCGAGCTGATCGTCTTGCCTTCCCGCAGGGTGTTCAGCGAGGCCCTGGACTCTGCCCTGCTGAACTTGGTCAACATGCCCTGGGTGCCCCTGGTGACACCACCGAGGCGGCGAGTCGTCGAGTCGAAGCCGGGCACGGAGAACTTGAGGCCACCGATGGTCGCCATGGCTTTGCCGTTTTGCTGGGTGTTCGGCAACGACATGACTTCATCGGTGTACGCCCGCCAGGTGGCACCCTTGGAGTGGAACCGCTTCCTGACGATGGTGTGAGCGACCTCAGTGTTGATCGAGCCGTAGATGGTCGGGCTGTCTGACCCTTCGATCAGGTTCCGCCACACTCCAGCGTCCTGGCCCATGCCGAGCTGATCAAGCTGCATCTGCTTCCACTCGTCAGGCTCGACCCCGGCCTGGATTCGCATCTCCTCGTCGAAGCGCAGGTTCATCTCGTCGGCAGACTTGAAGCCGATGATGTCGTTGACCTTCTTGTTCATCAGCTGGGTCTGCTCGTCGATCGAAAGTCTGGCGAGCTCGTCAGGGTCGATCTCCTGGCGCAGCCGGTCCTGGGTGCGCTGGATGATCTCCCTCGAGAGCGGGGAGCTGGCGAACTCGTCAGCCGAGTCGACGAGGATTCGGGCGCCCTGGCCGGCCAAGTCGTCGACAGCATGTTTGGCCGCCTGCTTGACGATGATCTCCGATGCCTCGGTCGCAGCCTTCTTGCCCATCCCGACGAGGCCGAAGCTGAAATACGTCGTCGGGTCACTGAAGATGTCGATGGCTGTGGCCCCGACTCCACGGCCGATGCGAGCCAAATCGTCCCAGGGCCCGGGCTTGCGCTCGTCGTGGTAATTGACCCCCATCGTCTCCAAGATGTCGGTGCCACCGAGCTGACCGGAGCGACCCATGACCTCACGATGACGGGTGGTGACCCGCTCGTCGTGAGCTGTCAGGACATCCCAGTAGTCCTTCGCCTCGAAGCTGTAGCGATCGCCGTTGACGAGTTGGGCGCCTGCCATGCGCACCAGCTGGGCGGGAATGTCGAGGACTTGAAGGAGTCGGTTGACACCACCCGGGTCGACAGCCCCATGCTCCGCCAATTGGCTGACCCGCTTGCCGACTTCGCTGTCCGGGTCGAGATAGCTGTTGATCTGCTGGGCCTGGCGCTGCAGATCGGTCCGGGTCTGGCTGACCGTGGTGGCATCGATGGGCTTGGAGAAGTCCAGCGGTTCAGGCTGATTGGTCTTCGGCTTCCGAAACTCGGTCCACCGTTGGAACGATCCACTCGATACGGGCATCAGCCGAAGTAATACTGGTTGACGTACTTGGCCCGGTCGCCTGCTTTCTTCGCAGCGTTGGCCGGACGCTCGAAGTAAATCGTCCAGGCCCGGGAGACGGCCTGGCCGTTGTTCGACTGCAGGTTGATGTTCCTCATGCCTCTGGCCTCTTGGATGGCGAAGTCAACCTGGGCGGTCCAGTCGTACTCGGATCGCCCGGTGCGTTTGGCGTAAGACTTCAGGCTGTTCCAACGACCGCCTCGATGCTGAAAGAGCCCGAACGATGAGGTGGACATGTGGCGGTCGCCTTCGGCTCCGGACTGGAAGCTCGACTCTGCTCTGATGTTGGCGAGGATGCCGGCAGCGGCAGCCGGGCTGACGCCATGCTCAGTCATCAGGTACTGAGCAACAACCGAAGGCTGGACGCTGCCACCGACGTTGTTCTTGGCGTGGTCACGCATCGCTGTGCCCGCACCCGCCTGGATGTTCTCCCACTCCTTGTCGAAGGTGGACTTGATCGAGTAGGCCTGGACGAAGGCTTTGGCCTCATCTGACTGGGTGGAGATGAGGCTTCCTTTCCGACGCTTCAGCTCGGCGTAGGCGTTGGCCGCCATGCTGACGTCACCGGTGATCTTGGTCAGCTCGCCCACCAGGAGGTTCTTGTAGTAGGGCTTGTCTGAGTTCACCATGTAGGCGATGTCCCGGCTCTGCAGGAGCTGGCGCAGCGCACTCGACGAAGTCTTGGAACCGCTCTGCTGGTCCATGGCGTCAGCCATGCCTGCCAGCTCTTCGACGGAGATCCCCGCCTTCGCCAGAGCATCGGTGTTGTACGACCCCCAGACGGCATGACGCCAGGTTTGGGCGTCAGCCGTCGCACGGGGATCGGTAAGCAGCTGGCTGTACTGCTCGTACATCTCGATGGCGTCGGCATCGCTCATGTTGGCGCCCTTGAAATGCGAGAACACAGCCTGCTGGAACGCTGTCTCATAGCTGGGAGCCTCATAGTCGAAGGCTCGTTCCTGGGCCGCCCGGATCGCTGCAGCCTGGGCTGCTCTCGCTCGAGCCAGATCCTCCTGCTTCTCCCTGATGGTGAAGTCGAGCTCGGCGTTGATCCGGGTCTCCGAAGCAACGGCTCCGTAGATGTCGTTGGAGTAGGCAGCCTGGGCCAGCGCCTGGGCGTACTCCGATGACTTCTCGTGGAGCATGTCGACGGCTTCGATGTCGGTGCGGAGGACATCGTCGATCACGTTGTGGAACTCACGGACCGACTCGTACATGCCTTCGGCGACTGCCGGCCCCATGTTCACGTCGATGCGCTTCAACGTGTCAGCGACTTCAGCCTCAGCCTCGTCGTAGACCTTGTCGACGACCTCACGGAGCCGGTCGTCGCCCATGTCCTCGGCCGGGCCGACCCCGGCACCGATCTCGTCACGCTGCTCGTAGTAGTCGTCGAAGATCCCGGGCATCTTGCCTTTCGAGATCCCCAGGTCGGAGATGTCATCGGCCAACCCGCTGATCGTCGGCGAGTACTGGGCTCGGATCGCTGCCTCCTCCCGGGCGATCTCAGCGAGGTACGAGTTGTACTGATGAGCCCACGACCCGGCGAAGACGTCGGCACCGGTCTGAACGACACCTCGAGCGAAGCCAGCCTGCCCGACAGCCTGTTGCTCTTTCAGTCGCTCATGCGCCTGGTTGATCAGACCGAGGTTCCGCTCCTGCTCCGGCGAGGAGTAGATCATCTCCTTGCCGACGTCGAGAGGGCCCCAACCTGTGGGCCGATCGGTGCGGAACACCGGGCTGGTCAGGTTCGGCTGGGGGTTGTAACCACCGCCGAAGCCACCGGCAACGGGAGGCTGATAGGTGCCTCCGATGCCCGAGGCCGGTCGGACAGGTGGCTGGTAGGTGCCACCGAAGCCATTGCTCGACAGGGCCGATGTCCCTGTGTTCTTGAAGAAGCTGACCATCTAGGCCGCCAACGATGTACCAGCAACCCCTGTGCCGATGAGCGCCAGCAAGGTCTGAAGGTCGAGCTGACCTGCAGCCGACTGAGTCTCGGCCTGAGTCTCGGCTGTCTCCTTCTGCTGACCCAAGAGCTTCATCGCTGAGGCGATCCGACGAGCACGACTGCCTTCAGCACCGACAGTGTCCTGGGTGCCGAACTCGCCAGTCACCTGAGCCTGAGCGTCAGCGGCCTCCTTGACCACCCGGGAGTCGTTCTGCTCGTAGATGCTCGATCGGGCGATCCCCCGGCGCACGGCATCCTCGATGGCAGCCCGGCGAGCGTCCTTCTTCTGATCGGCGATCCCCTGGGTCTGCAGCCGATATTGGTTCCCCACGCCAACCATGTCGGCAGCGAGCTGGGCGTACTCGGCTCCATACTGAGCGGCGATCGCAGCGAGAGCATCGTTGAGAGCCTTCGTCCGAGCATCGGTGACAGACTTGTCACCGGAGTTGGCGCCCCCCGAACCCGAGCCACCGCCCGATGTTCCCCCTCCGCCACCACCGCCGCCGCTACCTCCGCCTCCCCCGTATGACCCGCCTCCACCGCCGCCCCCGTAGTCATCCCCACCGAAAGAGCCGCTTGCGCCTACCCCAGTGAACTTGCCCCCATAGTTGCCGCCAATCCCTCCGGGTTGGCCGGCACCCGTATTGACCTCGATGAGACGGGCACGCTGCGCCTGCTGTGCCCGCTGGTCAGCCTCACGCTTGGCCTTCGCCTGGGCGAGAGCCTTGGCCTGAGCTGCAGCCGACTGCTTGCGAAGACGGAGCTCTCGATCGGCTTTGGCCTTGGCCGCTGCCTTCTGATCGGCGTAGTACTTGGCCATCGAGCTGGCTCGTGAGGTCGCAGCCGTGGCATATGGCGAGTTGTAGGTACCGGTCGTCCTGCTCCCGGCGTAGCTGGGAGGCTTGTAACCGCCGTATCCGGCCATGTGGCCCTCCTAGACCAGATTGGTGATGAGTTGCAATGCGCTGAGGAGGTCCGGTTCGGCTTGTTCCTCGGTTCTTCCGAGAGGCGAGAGATTGGGTGCAGCCACTTGCTGTGGTGCCACCAGCCCGATTGCTTCGGCGAGAGGGTTGGGAGCTGGACCACGTCGGGTCTGCCCATACTCGTCAGTCCCGCTGAACCCGAGGCCGGCGAGGAAGTTCATGATCTCATCGAAGATCGACTGGTCGTACCCCTTGAAGGGGGGAGTCCAGTCGGTAGGTGAAACAGGCTCAGGAGGGACAAATGAGCCTCCCCGATCGGCTTCCGTCCAGGGGTTCGCTGGCGCTGGAGTCTTCGTCTGCGACCAAGGATTCGTCGGGCTTACCGGCTTGGGCTCAGTCCAGGGATTGGTGACACTCGGCGTTTTGGCCTGTGACCAAGGCGTCTGAAAGCCAGCATCGACGATGCCCGGCTTCGGCCCTCCGGGTGTGAACCAGTCACGAGGGGGCGTGGCACCTGACCATGTTCCAGTTGATGGTGCTGGCTTCACACCGCCCGGTCGAGGCGAGATCTGTTGGATCGCCTGTTCGAGAGTGACCGGCCTCTGACGTTCTACTTCATCATCGAGAAGCGACTGCAGGGTTGCCATGCTCGGGAGACTAGACGTAGTCACAGGTGATCGACAGCAGCGGACGCACTCCGGAGCTGTCCACGGTCCCGTAGAAGACACCTCGATAGTCGACCTTGGCTGCCTCGCTGGTGCCACCGTTGTAGGCGATCAAGGTCTTCTCACCACCGACGATCATGCTGGCGCCGACTGCATCGGGGAACGTCAGAGTCTGAGTGACCCCGACATCGGCCCGGACTCCGATCTCCTGGTTCTCGAAACTGCCCAACGAAGGAAGGGTGGTCGGTGCCGATGCCCCCGGATCGTTGCCCGACGTGTAGATGCTGGGGATGACACCTGATCCTGAGTAGGCAGCCCTGGTGGTGAGTCGAAGGGTCATCAGGCTGCAGACGGTTCGACCGCCTGCAGCCGCCACGATCGCAGCCGAGTCGAAACGCATCACTCCGTAGACCCGTTGCATCCCTGACGGGTGGCCAACCAGGTCCCAGTCGCCTTGATAGAGCGAGGCATCGAGAGGGGTCATCGTGTACTGAGCCCGCTGCAGATGGTCTTCACCGAAGGTGCAGCACCAGGTGGGGTTGACCGTGATCGTGATCGGGTCAGAGAGTGTCCAGATCTGAGTCCAGGCGCTGCCGTTCCAGGCGTAGACCTTCTGGATGTCAGTCGCCCAGTTGGAGCCGTTCCACCCGTAGATCCGCTTGGGGTTGGTGGTCCAGTTCGACCCGTTCCAAGCGAGGATGTCGTTGGCCATCTAGGTCTGGAACCAGAGGTCGCCTGTCTCCCGGCCGGTAGCGGAGGGAGTACCCGACTGGATGATGATGTTCCTGATCCGATAGGCAGCGAACGAGTTGGCCACGGTGTTGGTCGGTGTCGTCGACGAGATGTAGGCGTGAGTGTGGTTACCGAGAGCAACGGTTGAACTTGAGGTCCCGGTGGGAATCCTCCCGATCGCAAAGACACCGCTGGTGATGTCCCCGGCTTCATGGTCATGGGTATCAGGTGGAAACACGCTGGGCTTGCCGGTGATGTCATCCCAGTCGGTTGGCAGCTCTGCGACCAGAGTGTCCACGTAGAGCTTGGTGGCTGCGTGCAGGTCGAGGCTGGGCTCCCCTGACAGAACGAGAAGCCCGGTCATCGTCCCGCCAGCGAGGGGGACGTAACCGGCCACGGTGTCATAGAGGTCATCGATGTCGACGGCGGTGAGGGCGTTGACCCACTCGGTGTTCTCGGGATGCTCCCGGGCCAAGGTCGTCTCCTGGCCACGAGTCACGGTGACACTGGTGGCTGAGGATGCGTGGTCGGTGATCCAAGCGATCTCGGGGGCACCGAAGATCGCTTCGGGGTCGAGGGTGATCGCCATGATGTCTGGCGATGAGATGACCGGCAACGACGAGAACGACGGCGAGTTGATCGTTGTCGCTCCCGAAGACAGAGGATCGTCAGTGACCTGACCGACCTCGAAGTTGGCTCTAAGCCTCGTCACCGTCCACGCCTTCCAAAGTGTCGGGCACCGTCTCGTCCATCATCGACCGTTGAGTGGCGATGCCTTGGGCAGTCAGGTCGACCAGCTCGAGCTCCTTGTTCAAGAGCCGAACCTTCAGGGCCTCCATGGTGTTGGACATGGCGAAGATCTGCTGGTGCAGATTCTGGATCTCTCGATCCTTCTGGTTCACGACCTCTTTCAGATCCGTCACAGCACTCCTTTCTGCGAGGCAGCTCGCAAAGCCCACATCCAGCGGATCACCGCCAACTGTTTCGGTGTCACCTTCGCTTGTGGCTGACAACGGTCGAGCCGATGTCTCCGGTGTGCGACCAGCACCCCTAGGCGGGGCGGCAGGGAGGCCAGCCTGTGACCCAGGGGCACCAGTCGCATTGTCAAGCTACTGAGCCAAACGTCTCGCAGCTAGCAGCGTCAGGCCACCCAGCCCCAACAAAGCGACGCTGGCCCAAGGGAGCATGTCACCGAGGCCGGTGAACGGCAGCTCGTCGATCGGAGCAGTCGTGGTCGTGGTCGCCAAGGTGGTGGTCGTGTCACCGGGCACCGTGGTCAAGACGGTTGCGCTCAAGCATTCGGGGCCGACGAAAGCACCGGTGTTCAGGTTCACCGCCAGGATCAACAGGAGCTGGCCAGGAGTCATCACGCCTTTGGTGACGAGGTCCTGCACCGTCTCGTATGGCCGGTTGGCGATGATCTCCAAAGCGAGGCTTGCATTGACCCCGGTGAGCTGCATCAGGTCCGCTTGGGTGGCGTTGTTGCAGTCGACACAGATCGGGTTCACTTCGACCAGGGTGGTGGTCGAAGACCCCTCACCCAACGTCGTAGTCGTACCTTCGCCCAACGTTGTCGTTGTCCCCTCGAGGGTCGTGGTCGTGGTCGTCGAGTCGACGATGCACTCACCGAGATAGTCCTGTTCATGGCCAGCCTGGGTTGTCCCGTCTTCGTTGAAATGCCCGGCCTGGCCGAACGTCGCCTCGAAGGGCAGAGTCAGCGTCACGAACTGAGTGGTGTCGTCCTGGCCGGCGGCATGACAGAACGTGAACGTCTCTTGTGACGTGGCGAACACCGGGAGCATGAGCCCGATCAGTACGAGAACCGATCCGAGGACAGTGAGTACCCGCTTCATGGTGCGGCCGGCCCGGTGACACCCTCGTCATGACGATGAGGATGGACGGTGGCGCTGGCTGGCAGCTTGGCATGGTTGGCGATCGCCGTGTTGAGCTGAGTCGTGGTCACCCCACCTGTGCTGGTGGCCTTGGCCGCCTTGCACATGGTGGTGAAAGCGTGCTCCGAGTTGGCACCCCACACCCCGTCAACCTTCAGCACCAGCCCATCGGCACCCTTGAACCCGGCAGCATTGAGTGACCGTTGATCGGCCATGTTTCGTTCCACTTCATCGTCTCCTGTCGGCGGTGGCCCGCCCTTGATTCCGGTTCTCAGGTCAGCTGGCGAGCAGTCGATCTGAAAGTGCATCGGGTCGGCCTTGGAACATGGGCTCCAATTGCCTCCCCAGGTGAAGACCTGCTTGCCGTTGTTGGTGCGGAGCGCCAGGACCTCGTCACGCATCGCCTTCGGGATGTTGGTCGTGCAGGTCCTGTACGGGTTCTTCGACGGATTGACGTCATAGGCAATCCCGTAGGAGTGCAACGAGTAGAGGTCGGTGCCAGCGATCTTGCGAATTACCCAGGTTCCCCCGGCGCTTTCGAGGAACAAGTAATTGTGCTTCTTCTGGATCGAGGCGAGCAGACTGAACGCAGGGCCAGCGACGTCAGCGACCAGCAGGTTCCAGACCCGGCCATTGCCCGGGAAGGGGACGGTCACCGACTTGTTCTTACGAGCCGTCTCGCCGAGATAGTCCTTCCACAGTCGGCGTAGCTCAGTGGTTGTGGTCATCACGCCCCGCCATGAACATGAGAGCAGCGGCGAAGTAACCCAAGAACCCTCCGAGGAACAAGCCCACTACGAACCCGACTGCCCAGGAACTCACAGAGCCTGAATCAGCCAAACGACCACGGCAATGATGCCGAGCACCACCAGGACGGTGATGAGGATGTTGTTGTTCACGAGGAACCTCCATTCCTATGTTTCGTGATGGCTGTGATTGCCTTGCCTCCCCCGGCTGACGCCCCGATCAAGATGATGGCCGCTTTCCAGACTCCCTGAGTCTCGCCTTGGGTGATCCAGGCGACGATTCGAATGCCTGCGGCGATGACCACAGCGATCACCACGAAGACCAGGGTCCACCACAAGGCTTCCTTCAGGCCTTCGCTCATGCGGGCAGGCTACCTTCCAGTTCTTTGATCCTGTCGGTGAGCCGATTCACCTTGGCAGCGAGGATGGCCATGACAGCAGGTGCGTCATAGTTCTCGATCTCCCCATCCTCCCCGTATTGGCCAAGGATGGGGTCTTGATCGGCTAGCCAGTCGGCAATGAATCCGTAGAACCATTTCTTGTCATCTCTGCGATAGAACTTCTGCGGCTTCAGCTCGATGTCGGCCAGGAAATCGGCATCGTGGAGTTTCATCTTGTACTTCAAGGCTGAAGTGAACCGGGCTAGAACCCTGACACCGCTCGTGCTGACGTTGACGTTCGCCGCTGTGCCAGTTGTGACTGCAGAGATGCCAGGGCCGTTAACCGTTCCACTAGCAAGGCCGAACATGGCGTTGTTGCCTGCCGTCAAGTAGATGCCATCGGCTTCATTGGAGTAAATCCCTGTGTCCTCGTCTCCCCGGAACGTGTAGATAGGAAGCGCAACTGACCCGGTGCCTTCCTTGAGCAACCAGCCTCGAGTACCAGTCGGGCTGTAGACACGACTGGTTCCCGAGGCATCGTCGATTGTGAGAGCCAGGGCACCAGCAGCAACGATGCCGAGAGCGTTGGTTCCCACTCGATAGAAGCCAAGATCCGAGTCGTCTTGGAATCTGATCGACAACACTGATACCGATCCGTCGTTGACCTGGATCCGGTCAACGCCGAAGAGGACATGGTCGAGAAGACTCAAGTTCTGGTTGGCATCGAAGAAAGCAGCAGCGACACCAGCTGTGGCGAATGCCAGGTTGTTGACGTTGGACCGATACATCCCGGTGTCTGGTTCAGAAGCAAAGCTGTAACTCGGCAAAGCGGCGCTGCCATCAGCGAAGTAGCCGAGAGCATTTTGGAGCTGATTGCCATCGAGGTCGATGTCTCCAGCCATGATCCCGCCAGCGAGCGGCAGGTACCCAGCGAGCTCGGCGTCAGTGGCGTAACCAGGGATGACAGCGTTCTGGATCTCGTGGCCATCCATGTCGATGTCCCCGACCATGACTCCACCGGCGAGGGGCAAGAACAGCGAGCCGCTGCCCGGATCGATCGGCTGAGGCGTGAACGCAGCACCGTCGAAGACCAGACCCTCACCGGCTGCGGCCCCTCGAGGATCGACGGCGACGCCACCGATGGTTGTGGGTGCCTTCAGTTGCGCCATTACAGCTCTCCCAGGTCGAAGGTGTGCAGCTTGCCGTCGTCAGTGAGACGCATCTTCGTCGTCGACTCGACCCCTAGGTCCTCATCCTCGATGAACTCCACCGAGTAGACGACGTCGTCGACAAACCGAACTCCGGTGACGGGGATAGTCAGCGCACCCTGGGCGACACCGCTGGTCCCGTAGGCGATCGTGCCCAACGGGTAGACGTGAGGAAGCTCCGGGTCCTCGAGCTCACGGAACTCAGCCGCCTGCAGTTGAGGTGATCCCGGTAGCGACTGGATCCCGTAGCCGATCCTGCCGTACATGGCCGTGCCGTAGGGCTGGCCGACCCCGACCTGGAGGCCGGCGAAGGGGACGAGCCGGATCATCCGATCCAGTTGAAATCGAGCGACGAGAGAGCCGGGTTGTAAGCGATCTCCCACTTGTCGAGATCGGACGACGTCTCGTAGATGGTGATCTCATCAGGGTGTCGCTGATGTGGGCCCCCACCGCCACCGCCACCGCCCATCAGGGAGACCCAGCCATCCGATGTCCACACGGAAACGTCTTCGACGACCCCGGTGTCCTCGATCCAGATGTCACCAACGTCAGGATCGACGGGAGGCGAACTGCCCTGGCTGGCCACCAGGTACTGCTCGTGGACGTGGCTGTCGCCCGGGTGGATGTGAGCGATCTCGGCATAGACGCTGTCGTGGTTGTGACTGGGATCGTCTGGGTCGTCAGACAAGCTCAGCGAGTTGAGGAAGGCTTCGAGGGCAGTTTCCTTGGTCCGCAGGCTTGCAACGTCGTTGTTGCCTTTCAGCGGGTAGATGAAACGCTTGATGCTCACGGTGTTGCAGAGGCTATCGCCGTGTGCTCCCCGAGCCGGTCACGGTTGACCGTGAACAGCAGCTCGATGAGGTTCAGCTGGAACTCCTCCTCGGAGTCGTTGACGTACTCGAGCTGGAAGGTGTCGGCCCGGTTGGGCCACCCGTCGAGGGCGATCACCACGGCAACCTCGTTGGCCGAGTTGATGTCATGCGTCTCGAAGGTTCGGGTCATGATCGTGTCGTCGCTGTACTCCTGACGGAGAAGCACGTCGACCTCTGAGCCGCTTGCCTTGAAGTTGGTTTCGACTCTCCTCAGCCGGCTCTGCCCGCCCAGGCCGGCCGGCTGCAGCCACGGTGTCTTGAAGTGAAACGAGATCGGTGCGGCATCGTCGAGGTAGGTGCCGTACTCCCAAACGCCGACGTTCCCTCGGGGACTGGCAATCAGCTCCCGGTTGGCATGGTTGATCGAATCCCAGGCTCCGTAGTCCCATTCTGTCCAGCTGTTGGAGAGCGTCGAGTAGACGAAGGTGCGCTGGTTGACCGATGAGCCTTCCCAGGGCACCGACAAGATGTAGAGGTCTCGGCGCACATGGGCGTTGGCGATGTAGGCGTGGTCGTAGGTCATCCCGTTCAGCAAGTACTGATTGATCTTCTCCGAGATCAGGGTGAACGTGGCTCCGTCCCAGGCCCAAACCCCGGTGTCTCGATCGAGAAAGACCAGTAGGCCTCGCACCTGTTTGATGGTGCGTGGGCTGAAGGTTCCTCTGAGGGAGTCGAGTCGGTACCGGGCAAAGTCGGAACGGACTTTGCCGGTGAAGAGGTGGATGGTGTGATCCTTGAACACCAGCAGGTCGTCACCAGATGGGGCGATCCCACGGATCTCTTCACCGTCGTCGGGGTCGAACTCGAAGATCGCCGGCTCGGTGGTGAAGTCCTCCGGGGCGAGCTCGAGGGACACCTGCAGCTGTGATGGCGCACCGACGATGTTGGCTGCGAACAACTGCTCGAACCGCCAGGTGAGGAACTGGGCCTTGGGCACAGCGGCCACGTCTGACCAGGTGGTGCCGTTCCACTTCATCGTCGTGTGACCTCGACGAGAGCTGAGGTAGAGGAAGCCGTTGGCGACTGCCCAACCGATCGGGTGTCTCGTCGACGAGCCGCCAGCGCCCACGTCCTTGGCTGAGTCGGTGAAGGTGTCGCCGGTGTCCTGCACGTAGAACACGTCACCGCTTTCGTCGATGGCCACCAGCCAGACCCGGGCGCTGGCATCTCGCCAGCTGACCATATGAGTGACCTGTTGGGCCAGGTTGTCGTCGTAGCGCTCATAGCCCTGACGCTTGAAGACCTCGCCACGGATGCCGAGCAACCCGTTCAGGATCTCCGGTGACTCGGTCTGTTCGAGACGGGTGACGTCAGCATCCTTGTTCAGCCCTCCGGCGAAGCCGTCGAGACGTACTGCCCGTACTGGAGAGACAGCAGGCATCAGACCCCGTCGAGGAAGGGCATGTGCTGGCGCCGGCGACGGCTGGCGAGCTGGCCGTGGATCTTCGGTCGATCGGGGTTGGAGCTGTTGTCGAAGAAGATCAGCTCACCGAGGCCCGCTTCGTAGCGGCCCCGGTAGGCGTCTGACTTCTCCATGTCCTCCTGCCGTTCCCACACCCGGTGACAGGCCCAATCGGTGATGACCGAATCGAACTCGTCGGGCATGGGCTCGGGCTCGTCGGTGTCGTCGGGACCGAAGACCGGCTTCTGATAGAAGCTGACGTGAACGTCGGTGGTTCCGTCGAAGGCGGGATGGAAGATCAGCAGGTTGCCTTCCTGCAGGTAGACCCGAGGCTGGTTGAACATGCGGCCTCGGATCGCAAAGTTGAGCATGGATCGTGTGGTGAAGTCGAGGGAGAACGACGAGCCATCTTCGATCACGTCGTAGATCTTGAGCACCGGGAGCGAGAACGTGGTGATGTCGACCGTCTCGGTCGGCTGGATCGTCTCGAGGGCTGCGTGCAGCCAGGTCCAATCCCGGCGTAGGACGATCCGCTGGGTGGCCTCGTTGAGAAAGACGTCGATGGTGGCATCGGCGAGCTCGTGAGCGGCAACGAGGGTCATGTCCCTGACGTAGTCACGCATCTCCAGACGGTTCATGAGCGTGGCCCGTTGTAGCGAAGGTGCCCAAGGCAGACGGTCGAGCCGGGGTTCACCTTGTTGGTGCAGACCTTCCCGTCTTTCCGTGTCACCCCGCACTTACCGTAGGAGTACGGGAGTTGACCGGGAGGGGCCGGGGCTACCCGGGCGCCACTTGCAACAGCTTCCGGCGTCTGGATCACCTGGCGAGCGTTCGAGTTTCCGGTGGCGGCGTTGGAGTGAACAGGCATCGACGCATCCTATCTGGGCGACCCCCTCTCCCTCCGAAAAGGGAGAGGGTCGGTTGCCCTGTGGTTAGGCCGTGACAGCCGCCTTGACGACAGCCTGACGAGCCGGGAAGTTCGTGGTGAGGTTCCCGTAGCAAAGGATGTTCTTGTAGAAGGCATCCTGGTTCGTCGGCTGCAGCATGTCGCTCGGCTTGAACCAAGTCTCAGCCAGCTTGCGCAGGGTGAGGTACTTGGTGTTCAAGAACCAGAGCGGATCTGCATGTGGCGACTGCTCGGCCGCCCGATCGAAAGCGATCGGGATGCCCTTGAACAGAAGGTTCTGGAACCCTCCGTCAGCCATCGCCATGTCGGTGTAGCGGGCCTGGTCGACCAACTGCTCTTCGTAGACCTCGAAGACCTTCTGGGTGGTGAGCCCATTAGTCGGGTGGTCGTTCCCCTCAGACGCCGTGTTGTACGCCGTCCGCATGTCTGCGACCAGCGTGGCGTCGGTGCCTGAGCCTGCGAACACGGTCGCATCCCAGTACTCCGAGCCGGCGGCGTTGGAGTCGATCCCACCGAGGACCCGGTTCTCTTCCACGATGACGTCGAGGCCAAGGAAGTCCTTGCCTCCGTTGCCCGTTCCATCGAGGTAGAGCATCAGGTTGATCGCTTCCGACATGGAGAGCTTGAGCTGATCCAACCGGGCCTGAGCCAAGTTGATGATCGCCTGCTCTCCGCTGTTCATCGCCAGCTCGATGCCGGAGATATGGAAGAGCCCGTAGAACTGTCTCCACGGGAACTCAGCGGCCGACAGACCCGTGTTCGGGTCGGTCGTGAAGACGTCGTAGTCCGCATAGGACCCGACGTTGGGGGCAGGGTCGTACAGGATCGGCTCGACGATCGAGATGCCACCGGGGGCATTCTTCACCTGGTTGGCGTTGCTCAGAATCCAGAGCAAGACCTTCGAGGTGAAGATCTGCTGCTGGAAGCTGGGCATCAGCTTCTCAAGCGTTGTCGAGAGGAGTCCTGTGGTGCCCCAATTCGCATTGGGCATTGGTTGTCTCCGTAACGGTTAGCGGCCTGCCTCCGCTTTGGCTTGCGCCCACGCTTCCTCAACCGTCACCGGGACGGCAGCGGCTGGATCGCTGGTAGCGCCCAGCCCGCCTCTGGAATTCGGCCGAGAGGTGGCAGACCTGGCTAGTTCTTCCGTGGTCCTTTGCCTGCCACGTGACTCGTTGAGACGGTGGGTGAACAGAAGATCGAGGTCGTAGACGTTCCTTCGCTGCGCATCGGCAAGGAGCTCGAAACGCAGGGCCTGGGGGATCTTGACCTGATGTTTCTCTTCGAGTGCTGCGAACTCTGAATCGATCAGGGCCTCGGCCTCGAGGACTTGGGCCCTCTGGATCCGGGGGTCTGATGCCAGACGCTCGTTCAACCGCTGCTCTAGCTCAGCCTCAAGTTGTTCCTGCGTGTACCGCTCGGGAATCCTGATGTCCTCGACGGGTGAAGCGTCAGAGTCCCACCACCCGAATTGGGCGCCGAGAGCCTTGGAGAACTCTTCCGGGTTCTCGTTGAAGGCCTCGTAGAACTTCTCTGCTGCTTCGAGCCGCCGGCGCTGGTCCGCTAGCTCTTGAGTCTTCTTGGTGTAGTCAGACTGGCGGAGTCCGCCGTTCCTGAGCTCGCCAAGAGTGGTCGGCTCTCCGTTGACTTCGACCGTCTGCTGCCAGAAGGCTGCAGACTCGGGGTCGACCTCATCGGCTTGCGGCTGCTCGACAAGCGAGTCCACCAGCTCTTGAGTCACCGGATCGGGTACCGGGTGATCTACCTCGGGGGAGGGTGCGCCTTCAGCCGTCGGTTGCTCGGGTACTCCCACCACCTCTAGGGCGGCTGCACCATTCTGCATCTCGATCTTGGCTGCGGCGAACGCCTCTTCGACCGTTGAGATTCCAGTGTCCATTGATGAATGAACCTTTCTGCAGCTCGCATGTGCGGGCTACAGGCGGTGACGCTAGTACGGGACTGCGTTGCTCGGAGTGTTCGGCGTGGCCGGGGCGATCTCGCCCGTCTCGAGCATCCCGGTGTTCTGGATCATCTGCATGTCCTCGGGAGCGGGCTGACCGGGCGGTGCCATCGGTGGCGCCGGGGGTGCGCCCCCTCCCATCAGCATCGACATGAGATCGCCACCAGGTGCGCCCATGCCCGGGGGAGCGCCCATCTGTGGAGCGCCACCCATGGGGGAGAGGATGGAGTCGATGTCGATGATGTCGGTCGATTCCAGCCAGATTCGGAGTACCCGGCCCATATCGATAGGCACGCCCATCTGCTGCAGAGTGGGAGCGACTTTCATGAGCTCGAAGAACATTGAGCGGTACGTCTCCTCTTTCAGCTTGGGGTCCCGGTACTCGGTCGAGCCGACTTCGACGAGAACCTCGTAATCGCCGACGAACATCTGAGCTGTCGGCTTGGTGATCACCTCGTTGGGGAGCTGCTGGCTCGAGATCTCGGCAGCGCCTTGCATGTCACCGTTCTCGATCGCCTTGTTGACCTGGCTCCCTTGGGCGGCTCTGGCGAGGCGCTGGGCCTCGTCGCCGCCGATGAACATGGCCCACTCGTCGGGGTCTGTCTCGGGGAAGACTTCCCGGGCGATGCCCAACAGGATCGCTCCCAACCGGCGTGATGCCTCTTCGATCGCCGTCAGCTTGGAACCGAGCTTGACGTTGGAGCTGGCATCCATGATCGATGCCTCGGTCGCCGTCCTGGTGATGTCGGGGGCTACCCCTCGCTGGTATTCGGTGATCCCGGTGATCTCCCGAATGTCATCCTTGATCTCTCGGGTCGAGCCGTAGTTGTCGGAGCTGATCGGCTGCTGTTGATAAGCCTGGACGACATTCTGCAGAGGCTCCTGAGTGTCGATCTCGACGAACTCATTGACGATCGGCGACTGCAGGGCGTCCTGAGCGTTGGCGTCGAGGGTGCCCTTGCGCACGAAGGTCTTGGCCACGTTGCGCCGGCGATGAGTCATCAACTCGGAGCGAGTGAAGTTCAACTCGTCCTGTAGGCCGCTGATCTGTTCGAGATCTCCGATGTGCCAGGGGCTGTCACCCAGGTCGTAGTTGGGGAGCTGGACGATCGGCAAGGACATGTCCTCGATGATCTGCCAGGGGACGACACCGCCGACTGGCCTGGTCTGGTTGGCAACCGGATAGCAGACCATCGTGCCCATGGTGATGTCGTAGAACTCGATGAGCTGGACCCAGCGTTGGCCTTCCACCAGGCCGACGTTGTTGCGGCCGACAGCGGTGTGCTCATCGTCGGTGGAGCGATCGTCGGTGAACTCCCAGTCCTTCGGGATGGTGAACCGATTGTCCAGGGTGGCCTCGTCCTCGGTCATCCAGACCCGGTGGGCGACCCAGCGGGCAGAGGTGAGGCCGTCCGAGTAGGGGTCGATCCAGATGTCCCAGGGGGAAACCCGATCGACGTGGAGCTCGGCCACGTTCGACTCTTCATCGAGGCCGGTGTGTCGGGCCACCAGCTCGTAGGTGCCCTTCAAGAATCCGTCTCCGTACTTCAGGTACTCGAAGGCGGCGCCTCGCAGCGCCTCCTGAGCACCAACGGGAGGGTGACGCCAGATGCGGTTGAGGAACACTTCCTGCAGGGCGGCATTGAGCCGGGTGGCGTCGGAGCTGAACGGCTCCAGGTAGAAGTGCGGTTCCTGGTCGGTGATGTAGGGCTTGATCGTCTGGATCGTGCCGAAGCTCATGTTGACCACGGTGAGCGTGGCGGTCGGGTCCTCGAGGGCTTCGGCCGACCAATGAGCGCCCTTGTACTGCTTGTCAACGAGATGCCAGATTTCCTCACGCACCGTTTGGCGGTGAGTCTTGCCCTGCTCCAAGAGCTTGCCCGCCTTCTCGACGAGGTCGGCGTCCGAAGCTACGGGATCACGTGGATACCCGGTGACCTTTGGCATCTAGGGGACGAGGTCTAGGAGCTCGGTCTTGGTTGCGGACGAGTCGTAGGCGATGCCCTCATGGTCGAGGTAGGCGGCTATCTCCGCTTTCGTGTTCGCCGAGGTCGGTACGGACGGGCCACTACCGACATGGCTGTCCACCGCTTCGTCGGTGGCACCTTGGTCGCCTTCTTCGATCGGTGACCCGATGAGCTCGTTGAGCTTGGCGACATCAGAAGAGACGCCTTTCATGCGACGTCACCACGGTCCCTGGCCTCGTTGACGAACCCGGGGTTGACACCGAAGGGATGCTGGGTGTGGATGACTGCAGCACCGGCGCCGAGGCTGCCATCGTCGGGATCGACGTAGGTGGCGTCGTCGACGGTGACTGCTACCCCGGCGATGCCGAGCATCGGCCTGGTGGTGATCCCTCCGGTCACGCCGTCACAGCCGAGACGACCGTTGACGGTGACACCGGTGACGGTGCCGATGGCGGTGATGATGTCACCGGCCTTGTCTGCGACGCCCTCGAGGACGGCTACAGATGGGTGAGCGGCCATGATCAGACTCCTTCAGGGGTGAGGCCGTTGCCGGTCTTGTTGACCGGATAGGGCAGGGTGTCCTTGACGTTGGAACGAAGGCCCGGAGTCTCGAAGTCGCCGCTGGGCCCCGATCCGACCGACTCTGTCGGTGGCTGGATGGAGCGAGCTTCGCTATGTCCGGTACCAGTCCGTTCGGGGGTCGGCGTACTCATGGGTGACGGCTTCGGTGAATCCTTGGCTGCCACCATCTTGGGGTCCGGGTGCGGACTCATCGATTCTCCTCATCTCGAACGTCCTGCGGGTGCGTGAGGCGTGTCCGCTGTTGGGCGCCAAGGCTACACCACGCTGTCGAGACGGCTTCGCCAGCGCTCCGAATACGTCGGCGAAGGTCGGGGGCCCCGGAGTCGGGTCGACGAAGATCGGCGGGTACATCGGTGAGTCCTCGATTCCCTGCTGGCAGATGAAGTCGGCGTTCAACAGGTCGTCGTGGTTCTCGTTGGAGGCACCGAAGCGGCCTCTCTTGTCGACGACATAGGTGGACGCTTCGACTGCCATCAGGTGGTCGTGGAGGATGATGCGCTCCTCTTCGAGAGCCTTGACCCAATCGTGGATCATCGTCGGCTTGGTGAGGGTGGTGGTCAGCCAGCCGTAGCGGGGTGTCCGATCGGAGAGTTGGATCGCTGCAATGTCCATCTGCCGGTAGAGACGGGGATACCCGTTCTGGCGGAGATGCTCCAGCGGGACCAAGCCGCTTGCGTTCCGCTCGACGATGATCAGGGCGGTGTGATACCAGTAGCCGAGCTCTTCGAGCAGCGGCCCCACATAGTGAACGGCGAGCCGGGATCGCATGGTTGCGACCCGCTCACCGGTGTAGGCGTCGGCGACGGAGATGGCGGTGTAGTCGCCGTGCTCCAGGCCCTCGGCGGTGTCACAGCCGATCACGTATGAAGGGTTGCGGTGCAGGGTCCCGTCGAGGTTGCGCTCGATCCGGGGCACCTCCCACACTTTGACCTCGTAGAACGGCTCGGCATCGGGTGGAGTGACCGCCCGGCGCAGGCCCTCCCTCGACCCGTTCAACAGGGTGACGTCGAGCTTGAACGCTGGTGGCGTGAACCGTGCTTTCTCTTCGATCATGTCGATCGGGAGCGCTGTGCGACCCGATCGGAGGAACGCTTCGGTGGCGTTCCGGGGATGCTCCTGGGCGAGTATGTGCGGTGTCTTGCGGTGCTTTCGCTCCTGAGCCTCGTACCATTTCTCTGTGCGACCCGGCACGACAGACCAGGGATAAAACGACGAGACCCATGCCGAATTGTCTTCGAGTGAGTCGAGGTACGTGCGATGGAACAAGTCACCCATGCCGTTGGCCGTGGAAAACATGAACAGCGGCCCGTAACAGAGTGGGTCGAGCGCTGCGAGGACTGCGGCGGCATCCTCCATGAAAGCGGCCTCGTCGAAGATGACGCCGAAGACCGCCTTGGAACGTGCGCTGTGTGCGGTGGACGGTATCGACAGTATCGAGCTGCCGTTGTCGAAGCCGAACTCCTCCTTAGTGTCTACTGCCACGTTTGGGCCACGGGTCCGAACCCACTGGGGCAGACGGGAGTAGAACTGACTGACCTTGGTGGCCAGTGTCCCCTTTGCCTCCTCGAGACCCTGCGAGACGAGGATCCAGGGATGGTTCTTGTTGAACATCATGTCGTGGACACTGAGTGCGCATGTGATGGTGGTGAACCCGACCTGACGAGATTTCAGGTCGACATGGCGCTCGCCCAGGTCTGACAGGTCGAGGTTCGGGTCGGAGTAGTCGAGACCGGCAGCGAAGTCGATCGACTTTCGGATCGCCCCGTACTTGGCCTGGACGATCTCCCGTTGGTGCGGCCAGAGGGTGAATGGCGACCAGCCCCGGCCCACCTGGAGAACCTCGCCCCAGCTCTCGATGAACATCTCGGGGTCACGACCGGCCCGACGCCACTGATGCTCTCGGACCAGTTCGAGGCGAGAGTGACGTCGGGGACGGTCCACCGGATCAGCCTAGGACGTCACTCGTGAGCGACGTAGCTGTTCTCCACTCCCTGAGCGACCCGTACCCGGGTGCGCCAGTCCAGCCATTGCAGGGCCTCTTCCAGCTTGGTGATCGCCAGGCTGTTCTCCCGGCACCTAGTGTTGGGGTTCGAGTTGAAGAACAAGATCCGCTGGCGGGCAGCCTCGATCACGTCCTCGACGAACGCACCGTTCTGGCCTTCGTCACCGACGATGCCGTCCTGCCAGTTGATAACCAGCACCAGCTGGTCACCGGCGACGGACATCGTGGTCTTGCCTCCGGTCGGCCAGCCTTCGGCGTTGGTGGTGAACTCGGATCGAACGAGCTCTTCGGACCGTCTGATACCCATGGCATTCCTCCTGTGTCTAGAGATGGGTCGGACGAGATCAGGCTAGACGGCGTCGGACATGGGGGCCCGCTCGTCGAGCTCGTCGAGGGCGTCGACCATCAACTCACGGAGCTCCTGATCGGAAAGCTTGGAGACGTCGAGAGGCTTGGCCTCAGCCTCGACGTACTGGCGGGCCAGCGTTGCCAGAGTCCGGGCGGCCTGCACCGCAGCAGCCTTGTTCCGGTCGCTCTTGGCCAAAGTCGCCATGTTCTCGATCACCGAAGGCATGTGACCCTCGATCTGGCGGAGCCGGGCCAGGTTGGTGTCTTCGACGACGAGAGGATCGTTCTTCCAGTGGGTGATCGATGACTCGTCGACGCCGATCCGTCGGGCGAGCTGGGCCTGGGTCTCCCGGTCCGGGTCATCGGCGTGCAGCCACTTCAAGAACTCGAGGCGAGCTTCCTTCTTGGCAGGCCGACCTTCGAGGGTCGACCAGCCGACTACGAAGGGGTGCGTGGAGAAATCCATGAGTGGGAAAGATACCAATGACATAGCGCCCCAGGAGTCAACCCGAGGCGCTACGTTCTGTTCTCCAATGAACGGCCGTCAGCGTACTCGCAAAACCACGGTGAGACGAGGGAATAGAACCCTCGGCACTACCTGGCCGATCCGCACCCAGGCGGAGAAGCGTGCCTACGCACAACGATTTCACCAGCCGGTCCGCATCTACATCGACGAGTCGATCAAGAGGACCTGAGTCTTCCACCAACACGGTGGAAGCGCACCCCACGACAGCGACCACCCGATCAGATGACCCTCCCAGCCGGTTGGTGCCCGGTCACAGCCCGTCAGACGGCAGAGCCGGCGGCGTCCAC